AAGTCCAAATAATTTAGCTTCAATGTTAGACGTAAAAGGAACAAAGAGTGAAGATAAAATTGACCATTCTGCTATGAAAAATGATAAAATAGCAGGAAGTTATGCTGCGGTTAAAAATGAAAGAACTGGTCAATATGAACTTTTGACCTTTAAAGTTGATAAGTAAATGGCAAAGAAACATCAAAAAGGTAGTCATTTTATTCCATCAGCATTGCCAGCAGTAACTCAATATGAGAATGAGTTTGTATCTGAATGGAATAAAAATACGGCTGAAGCGGTTGGGGAGCTTTTGAAGTATTTAGCTAAAACAACTGCTTCAGCTATAAAAGATGGCATTGATAAAGATGAAGACATTTTTGAAAAAGCTAAGAACGTAGGTGATATTCACCCGAAACATTCAGATTGGGTTTGGACTGAATATAAACCAGGAAAGTTTGATTGGCGTGTTTCAAATTCTAAGAATAAAACTATTCAAATTTGGGAAGTTCGTCCAGAAATAAATTCATTGAAAACTTCAAAAGATTGCGTTGATTTCATAATAAATGAGGGAGTGGTTACCGATCAATCTGATTTATCAAATTGCGATTTAGATTCAGCGAAAAGTATTTGTAGCACTTTGATGAATTTAAAAGAGGTTTTTAAATTTGAGCCCATAACTATAAGAATGAGAAAATTGAGCGGAGCTACAATGCAAGCTATAAGCGGTCAATTGATTGAAGTTAATTCTGATTATTTTAAAAATTTTGATAGAAAAAGATACTATAATAATGTGACCGTTGAGTACCGAAAAAGAATGTCTGATGGTATTGATTATATAGATAGGCAAATCAAAAAGGCTTTATCTGTTAATCCGAAAGCAGATGTTAGTAATTTACAGGAAACTAAAACAATGCTGGAAGACAAGGCTAAAAAGTTTCCAAGATGGACTATGGGAGAAATTGATACTTTGACTCAAGATATCATAATTCATGAAATGGGACATATTTTAAATTCTCAATGTTCAGGCGGTTGCGGGCATCGTTTTTCACCCAATTCCAGAACAAAAGATTATTTGAATAAATGTTCCGTTTTGAATAAAGAGCGAAATGAAACATTCTCAAAGTATATAAAAGGTAGTAAATGTATTTCGGAATATTCAACGGTTAAACCAGCTGAATTTTTTGCTGAATCTTTTGTAGCTTATGTTCATAAAGATAAAGAATTGCCGAAGTATGTTTATGATTTTATGGATAAATATTTCAAAACAACAACTCCAAAGATATGAAAAAAACTGTTATAAAAGAAGACACTAAAATAAATCCTGAATTTGAATCAAAGTGTGAAAACTGTCTTTGGTATTTAGGAGAAAAAAGATGTGCTGCATTTGGCGGTGATATTCCTGATAAGATTTGGAATGGAAGTCACGATACTATTTTACCAGAACAGACTGTGAAAATTAAATTTGAATCAAAGGGTGAAACGTTATGATTTTCAATCAGGGGCAAATACATGATATGTTATCAGTTCTAAAGAGATATGAGCTGATTTTTATCGCAGGTCAACTGGGGCTTGATTTTCTTTCTCAAAACGATAAAGATATATTGAAAGCAGCAGGAATTGATTTAGATAAATACAAAAACAAAAAGGGTATTATTGAACATGCCTTTCTGTTTGGCATTTTGGCTGAAGCTATCGGAGATGATAGAGCTAAAAAGATGTCATATGCTAATTTTAAAAAATTCCTTGCCTCTGGGAATTTCATTCCTTTAACAGAAGAAGAAGAATTTGCTTTACAAACTGTTAAGCAGAGAGCGTACACCGATATAACAAATTTGGGAAATAGAATGAGAAATTCTTTAAGCAATTCAGCTTTGAGAAATAATCAACAACAATCCTTGTTAGTTCAAAAGGTTATTCAAAAGAAAACAATAAAAGCAGTTGAATTACGTTTAGGGGCAAGAGGACTTGCTGCTGACCTTGCTAACACTTCTAAGGATTGGGAAGTTGATTGGTTGAGAATTGCTTATTATCTTACTCACGAAGCATATAATTCAGGACGTGCTCAAAGTATATTGAAACAATACGGTTCGGATGCGGAAGTTTATTTTGATGTATTTCCAGGAGCTTGTCATAAATGTAAAGAGTTGTTTTTAACTGACCCAGAAAATCCTGACAGTATTCCAATTGTTTATAAATTGTCTGATATAATAGCAAATGGTAATAATATTGGGAGAAAGGTTGCTGATTGGTTACCAACAATTTCTCCTATTCATCCATATTGTCGTTGTATAATAAATCATAAAAAACCTGGTTTTGATTGGGATGACGAATTGAGAGCTTTTGTTAAACCGATTAAAAAAGTAGTCACTAATCCAAAGTTAAAGAATGTGAAGCTGAATATAAAAGTAAGTAAATAAATTGTGATGGAAAAATTGTTAATTGTTTCACCGCATTCTGATGATGCGTTGTTTTGTTGTTCTCATATTCTTTTTTTACCAGAATATGAAGTTCAAGTTTTAACGGTAGAAAATGACTCAAAGAGAATATTGGAAGATGAAAAATTGTTTGATTTTATAAACGTTCCTTTTCATCATTTGGATGTAGATTTTAAAGATGAAAGTTATTACGGTTTTCATAAAAAATACAAAGAAGTAAATCAGGAAACTGCCTTTGAACATCTTAATGAGTATTTCGGTAAAGATAAACTGAAAGAAATAGCAGACGTGCTTGTAAAGTGGGTCAGTGACTTTTTAAAAAGGAATAAAGAATACAGGGTGATGTCTCCTTGGGGGGTGGGTCACCCTTTTCATTTTTTTGTTAGATATGTTCTTGAAGAGCATTTTGAATACAGAATGGAATATTATAGGGAATTTCCTCATTCTTATAAAAGACGTTCTCAACCTCAAGTTCAAAAACAATTGGATGAATATTTTTTAGTTCGTTCTGTACCAGTTGAAGAATTTCATGAGGTCAAGTTTAAACTTGCTTCAAAATTTTACAAGTCGCAATCTGGGCTTTTATTCTTTGAACAGGGTTATATTAAGAAACAGTTGCCAGAAGAGGTTTATAAAAAATTACCATTTTGATATGAATATACTAATAGCGGATTTTGAAATTGCGAAATACGGTGGAATTATAGAACACGTAACAGCAAAGGTCAGGGCTTTAAAATCGATGGGTCACCATGTTGATATAGCTCAATTATCGGTTGCGTCAACTACTCAAAAAACCTATGATAATAAGTTGAAAGAGTTTGAAAGCGGACGTTTTCAAAATAAGTTGAAAATTAATTCTCAAAATGGTGGTTACGAATATGATGATGCGACAGGGTATTGGAAAAATAATTATTATGGGTTTTTCTTACCACCCAGTAATCGTATTGGAGTGTTTGAAAAAAATGCTTTGGAAAGATGGGAAAATCTTGTGAAAGATTTTGACCTTATAATTTGGAATTTCATGCCAACAAAGTCAAGTGCTTGGGGAAAGGGCGATTTTAGTTTTTGGTGGAAGTTTTATGATTTGCCAACTGATAAGATTAAGCAGATGTTTATCGTTCATGACGCTTATTTTGACGTTAGGGCAAGTAATATAACAGCGTTGAAAGATAAGATATTGTTTCTTGAATGCGCTCATATAGCAGCTTATCGTTGTTGCGAACATATAGGTATTCCAAGAACATTACTTTTGAATCCCAGATATTTGGACGAAAAAGATAAGATGCCTATTAAAATGATGAACAAAAGAGAAACAGATTTTTTCGCTGCTCATATTTTTAAATCAATGAAACACGTTGATGATTTAATTAGAGCCGTTCCTCATTTGAAAAACAATACCGTTAAAATAGCAGGTTCTGGAATTGAACAAGCGTATATGGTTGCCCCTGAAAAATGTAAAGAGGTTTACAAAGTCAGTAGGAAACGTGACCCAGATATTGATGATAAATATTTAGGAGAAAAGATTTGGGACGTTGGAGAAAAGTTTGGAATGGAATATTTGGGTCAGATAAGCGGTGAAGAAGTTCGGGAAAATCTTTTTAATAGTAAGTTTGCGGTTGACCCTTCATGGGCAGCTCATTATGCTAATTATTGTCGCACTCATATAAATGGTTTTATAATTGAGGCGATGTTAAGCGGTTGTTATCCAGTTTTGCGTGACTATAAAGGGTTGGTTAAGGATAACGGAGAGGAAATGTATGACCCATTATTTGAAAACATAAGAGCAATCATTATTCCATGGGACGCAACTCCAAAGCAATTTGCCGATGCTCTCAAAAAAGCGTTGAAAATGTCTCCTGCAAAATATTTGAAAGATACGAAATTCAATTTTGAATTAGTTCATGAATTATTCAACGCAAAAACTAATATGGAAGAAGTTATAAGATTGGTGAAAGGCGGTGAGAAATTAGTTAATAAAGAACTTGAAAAAGGTAAAGATTCAGATAATGTTAAAAAGATAACTTATGAAATAATGGAAGGTTTTTATAACATACAACTTCCAATTGAGTGGGAAACAGATTGAAGCAGTTATTATCTTTATCATAAGTCGAATAATGTAATAACGTAGTCATTATGGTAAAGAATGAAGATTTAATTGAAAAGGCTGTTCAAAGACAAGTTGGGGATATGCACCCCAATGGTAAATGGGCTTGGACAGAGTACAAACCTGGTAAATTTGACTGGAGACCAGCTAAAAATAAAACTCAGTCTGGTGGAGATGGAAGCGGTTCTTCTTCAAGTTCCGATGACTCTTCAAAAAAAACTCCTTCCAAACCTTCATCTCAACAGATAGCAAACGCAAAAGCAAGGGGTCAAGGTAAACCTATGGATACTAAAAAACTTTTAGTTTGGGTTACAAAGACTGATGAAGCCAATTTAATAAAGGTTGCTAATAGCAAGAATGGAAATGCTCAGATGCGAAAGATTGCATATGATGAGCTTGAAAAAAGAGGTTATGATATGTCTAAAATCGACACATCTGGTTCTCTTGGACAGCTTATGAAAATGACAGGTTCTGCGCACAATCCAACTGTCGCTACTGGTACGGATGATGATACGGACGTTGATACTGACGATGACGATGTTGTAAATAAGGTAACTGAAAAGTGGTATCTTGATAAAAACGATGACCGTGTCAAGAAAATGTTTAATCTTAAAACAAAAGACGGACGTATTAAATACGACCAATTTGTTTTCAAGGAAAAGAAAAAAGAAAAGGATTACATGAATCCAGTGGAAGTTGTTCAAGACCTAAATGAACAATATTTGGAGTTCTTGGATAATGATGAACAAAGATTCATGATTTCAGCAGGTGGAGCAGGTGTTGGTAAATCTTATGGTTTCACTAAAATTGCTGAACTTCTCAACAAAAAGCCTTTCGGAGAAGGTGACTCACCTGGCGATGGAGATTATGATTATTTTGAAGCTCCAGACGTAAACAGCGGAAAACAACTTTTGAACATCTTGAAAGCTCATAACGGTAAAATTATTGTTTTTGACGATAATGATAAAGTTTTGAGAAGAACAGATTGTGCGGCTGTTATGAAGAAAGCTACTGCTACCACTGGAGTTAGAATGGTTGGTGACCCTGATGATATCAAGCAAAACTTTGAATTCACTGGTAGGATTATAGTTATGACTAACAAAAATCTTGCTGACCTTTCGGAGAATGAAGACAGTAAAGCAATTATTAGTCGTGCTATGATGGTATCTGAAATTTACATGACCGTTCCAGAAACAATTGAGGTAATGGAAAACCGTTATCAGGATTATGAATTTAAACAGGCTCCAAGGTTGGATGATGAACATGAAGATAGAAAAGAGCGTGATGAAATTTTAAACCTGATTAAGAAAAATCAAAACAATATTGACCCAGCTCAATTTACTACCAGAACGTTTCAAGAGATACTTATCAATAAACGTAAGGTTGATAACGCAAATGCTAAGCGTAAAAATCCAGCGTTTGCAAGCATGATTGGTGCGGACGAAAAGGACTGGAAAGAAAAAGCAGTAGCAACCATTACGAAAGCCGCAGATGTTGATTTTGGTAATTTTGAAATATCAGATGAGTTGCAGAAAGCGGAAGAAACTTTATTTGATGATTTTCAGAATGAAATTGAATTGTTCAATTCTGAACCTAAATCATCTTCAAAGAAAATTAAAAAGTCTCAACCGATTGATTTATTTGAAGATGATAATATGACTTTAGAAAAAGCTGAAATGTTATTATTGGGTGAAGATTAAAAGATATGGAAGACATCAGAATTGCGTTAAATAAAATTGCTGAGGGAAATTCGGTTGGCGAAGTTTCTGATGACCTTTTAATAAAGGCTTGCGATTCATATAAAATAAGGTCATCTGATTTTGATGATTCTTACGAATACAATATATGCGTAGCAAAATCTTTATACGACCATATACATGGAGTTGAGCCTGATGAAGAAATTACAAAAGCGGTCATTCCAGGTCAAACAAAGGTTGTAGATGGAGTTATGTACGTTTACACAGCAACTCCAAATGCAAAAACTCCTTACGATTGGCGTGTTTATAAGGGTCAAAAGAAAGTTGGCAAACAGGTTGATGACGACCAAAAAATAGGAGCTAAACAAAAATTTGTAAATGAACTTTTTCCGCAGGATTTAAGCAGTTTAAAGGTTATTAAAAGACTTGGTGGAAGTACTGGAGCTGAATTAGTAGAAGACAGCAAGGGAAACCAATATGTTATGAAGAAGGGGGTTAATACTTCAAGCGACCACATTCGTGGAGAGTATTTGACTAATCAACTTTATGACCTTATGGGATTGAGAGTTCCTGATTATGAATTATACGAAGAAAACGGAGAAGCGGTGATGCTATCGAAGTTTATTCCAATTACCAAAATGCCAAGTTCAAAGGATTATGATGAAATGGCAAAGGGGTTTGTTGTAGATGCTCTTTTGGCTAATTGGGATATTTATCAAAATGATAATTGTTTGATTGATTCAGCTGGAAGGGTTGTTCGTGTAGATAATGGCGGAGCGTTACATTTCAGAGCTCAAGGAGCTTCAAAAACTTTTTCAGATACGGTTACTGATTTTGATTCAATGCAACAATACAATCCGCAAGTTGTTGCTAATTTGTCAAAACAGGATTATGTAAATCAAATAACGGAAGTTCTTAAAAAGAAAGATGACGTCATAAATTATCTTGAAGAAAGTGGCGATAAGACTATGGCTGACAAATTCAAGAAGCGTTTTAATTCATTAGAATCAATAAAAAACAATCTGGAAGCTCAAATCAACAAAGGGAATAGAAAGATAGTTCCAAGAAAGTTAAAGAGTGACGCTGATATGTATAAAGTTTTTTCTGATGATGAACAAGACGCTTTTTGGAAAGGACAATCAGGCAATGATTATTATGATAAAATAAATGCAACTAATTATACCGTTGGTTGGGAGCTTTTAAGTTCTATTTGTAAAGAAAGAGGGTTTGATGCGAGACCAAAGGTTGTAGATGATGCTGAATATTGGAATGAGGTAAAAAAATCTAAGTATCAATTTTTCCGTGGAATAACAAGTCATCACAAAGATGCGGATTATTATGCTGATGATTTCAAATACAACGACAATTGTTTTTATGGAACCATTGGTATTCACGGTTCTGGAATTTATGCTCACGTAAATGACGGAACAAGAGATAAAAGCAACACTCCAACTACATATAAGAGTTCCGATGCTTATAATGCTGCACGTTCATACGCTGGTAGGTCAGGAGCCATTCTTGAATGTTGTCTTGAACCAAATGCAAAGGTTGCTTTAGTTAGTGATGTAAAAAAGGAAATACTGTCTTTAGTTTCTTTTGATAAAGCAGCCGCAGATGCTAAACAATCTGAAATTGACACTTTAGACAGTCAATTAGGTAAGGTTCAAAACGATTATAATAATCTTACTGTCAACACTGAAACAGCCGTAAAGAATAAGATGCATTGGCACGAAGACACTTTGGTGATGTCTCAATTGGAAATTGATAACACTGATTGGGGCAGATTGGATGATGAAGGAAATCCTGATTATCCAAAATTTGATGACTTCGTTAAAACTAAGATGTTTGATTGGGTTAAAAAGAACGGTGGAACAGTTACTGAAAAAGGAAAAGGAACGGACGTTTTTGTTTTTAAACTTCCAAATTCCAAAGAGCCTTTTATGATGACTAAATACCAATATGAAAATAATGCGATTAAACAAAAGAATGCGTTCACAAAGGCTTACAGTTATCCAGTAAAACGTTTTCAAGATTGGCTTATGGTTAATCATTATGGAGTTATTCAAAAAGAAGTTGAAAAAGAATTGACAACTCTTGGAACAAAAGCAACTGATTTGCAAAATGAAATTAAAACTATAAAGAACGATTTGAATCAGGCTCATAAAGATTTGAGTGATATAAAGAGCGTGAAAAATAAAAATCCGAATGGAGATATTATTTCTGGAATTTATGAATCAGTTCGGAATGGTAATAAAGAAGCAATTGGTACATACGCAGCGTTAAAAGGGTATGATGCTATTGTAGAGCCTCACGGTAACGGTGGCCCAAATTCATTTTTAATTGTGTTTAATCGAAGTAAGGTAATTGTAAAAAAATAAGATTATGGGAAGAGAAAGACTTGTTTCAGTCATGGGTGGAAGAGCAAGTAAATACGTTGCTCTTAAAAAACCGTCCAAAATCATTCCCTTCAAAGGAAAGTTCCCTTTGGTAGAGCTTCATCAACAAAGAGATTATTTTGAAGCTATTCAGGGAACGGAAAAACTTGAGGACTTATCAAAAGAATTTCAAGAAATAACCGAAAAGGGAAATCGTATTGCTTTGTTTGAAGAGGGATTCAAAATGTATCTTGATTCATACGGAATAACTGTTGATGATTTTTTGAAATTAAGTAATGCTGATAAATCTGATAAACTTTTAGATTGGTTAAATAAAGATTGTATTGATTTATCTCAATTAACAATAAAGTAAGGAAATGGCCGATTTTGAAAAAGCATATTCGAGAACAGGAAAATTTGAAGGCGGTTATGTAAATGACCCTGATGACAGCGGTGGAGAAACTTACTATGGTATTGCCCGTAAATTTCATCCAACTTGGCCTGGGTGGAAAATAGTAGATGAACAGAAGAAGAAATCTAATTTTCCAAAAAACCTTAAAGACCGAAGAAATGAACTTTTACCATTAGAAAAAGTTTTTTACAAAAAAGAATTTTGGGATAAAGTTTGGGGTGATAGTATAAAAGACCAAAGGGTTGCTAATGATATGTATGATACGGCTGTTAATATGGGGGTTGGCACTTCAATTAAACTTTCTCAAAGGCAATTCAAAATGAAGGAAACTGCTGTTATGAGTACAGCTTTATTAAGTAAACTAAATTCAGTGATATGAAAACGATATTTATATGCTTGCTACTGTCTTTTTTATTTTCCTGTAAAGGGAATACAGGCGGTGAGATAATAGAGCGTGAGAGTCAAGATACAATACATTCGGTAGAAGTTATTTATGTAACTGATACGGTTCTTATTTCAGAATTAAAAACTGAAATAGAGAATTTGAAAGATAGTATTGAAAGGGTTACGAATGAAATCACGTATGAAAATTACATAAACGCAAGAAGGATTGAGAAAATAAAATACTACATCAATATAACGGAAAGAAAACCTGCAAATCAAAAATTCTTTTTTGGTTGGATAAGAAGAACAATGTCTGAAGAGTAAATCAATTTAACATTGACAGTTATA